ATTTATGGAAGCACAAGAAGCTATTAAAAGAATCAAGATTGCATTAGGTATGGAAAAGCCTGAGCAAGAATTTAAAGAGGCTAAGTTAGCCGATGGAGTAACTATCGTAACTTGGGATGGTGAATTACTAGGAGCGGACTTAATGGTGATTAGCGAAGAAGGTAAAATACCTGCACCAGATGGAGACCACACTTTGGAAAGTGGCGAGATTGTAACTGTTGCCGATGGTAAAGTTATTAACATCGAACCTGCTAAAGAAGAAGAAGAAGAAGTTGAAATTGAGTTGGCAGCAGAAGACGCAGAGGTTGAAGCCGAAATTGAATCTGAAGACTATGACATGAAGTCGGTTGTTAGTATGCTTAAAGATTGCATGACTAAGATTGAAATGTTAGAGAAGAAGATGGGCGAAACTAAAATGGAAGAAAAAGTTGAAGAAGCTATGAGCGCAATCAACAACCACAAAGAAGCATTTGTTCAGTTAGTTGATTTGGTAGATAAAATAGCCAAGTTACCAAGCGAAGAACCTGCCGAGAAAAGCGGACTATTCAGTTCAATGAAAGTTTCAAAAGAACAACAAGACGAGAAATTAAACGATTTTGCAGAAGCACTTAAAAATTTAAAAACAAAATAAAAAATTATGGCATTTAATGTAACCGCTTTAGCAGCATATACTAAAGCAAACGAAACCCAGCTATTAACTAAAGCCCTTTTCGGTGCTAAGTCTATTAGCTTATTTACTCCACAAATCGGAGTTAAATCTACTCAGCAAGTAAACACTATGGATACTGATGCAGTATTCCAAGCAGATTCTTGCGGATGGTCAGCAAGTGGAACTACTACCTTCTCAGGTCGTACTCTTACTGTTGCTGCAATCAAAGTTCAAGAGGCATTATGCCCTAAAGACTTAAACACAAAGTATCTTCAGTTAACTTTGCCTAGAGGTTCAAAGGATGATTCTATTCCTTTTGAGCAAAAGTATGGCGAGTACAAAACAGGCTTAATCGCTGAGCAATTAGAAACAGGTGTATGGCAAGGTAACACTTCTAGCACTAACCAAGCATTGGCTCGCTTTGATGGTTTGATTAAAATCATTGATGCAGCATCAGGTGTAATCGAAGCAAACGTAAGTGGATTTATGACAGGCGCACCTTACAGCGTTTCAGGTGGTATCACTGTTAACAACGTTATTGCAATCATGCAAGGTGTTTACAGAGCATTACCTGTTGAATTGTTAGGCAAAGCAGATGTTAAAATCATGGTAGGAATGAATACTTTCAGAACTTATCAAATGGCTTTAACCAACGCAAATTTATTCCATTACAATACCGATTCAAGTTCAAGTAATTTTGAAATCGTTATTCCTGGCACTAACTTAACAGTTGTAGCTTTAAATGGTTTGAATAACACAAACAGAATCTACGCTGCTCAGTTATCAAATATTTTCTTCGGAACTGACTTGTTAGGAGAAGAAGATAACTTTGAAATCTTCTATGCTAAAGAAGCAATGGAAGTTCGTTACAACGTAGCGTTCAAAGCAGGTGTGCAGATTGCATTCCCTGAAGAAATCGTTAAGTTCACATTGGCGTAATTAAAAGGGGGTGTAATAGCCCCCTTATATTTTTTAACAAAAAGGAGATAAAAAATGAGTTGTGCAATCACATCAGGATATACATTAGATTGTAAAGATGCAATCGGTGGTATAAAGAAAGTATATTTCGGAAACGCTGAACCTAGTGCTATGACATTAGGAACAAACGCTTCAGGAGTTATTACAAGTGTAAGCGGTATCTCTTTCTACGCATACGAATTATTACCACAAGGTAAAAATAATTTCACAGAAACTATTAATTCAAATGCAGAGGTAGGTACTTTATTTTATACTCAATTATTGAGTTTAGAATTTACAAAATTAACCCAAGCAACCCGAAACAAATTAGCTACAATAGCTAAGAGAAGAAACGTAGTTATCGTAGAAACACACGATGGAACTTTCTTTATGTTAGGCGAAACTTATGGGTTAGAGTGTTCAGGCGGTACTGCTATGAGTGGTGCAGCTATGGGCGAATTTCAAGGTTATCAGTTAGCTTTAACAGGTATGGAAAAGAATCCAATGGACCAAGTTTCAGCTATCACTTCATTCACGATAGTTAGTTAGTTTTCGATGTTAGTTGTATAAGAGAGGCTGCCTATATGGTAGCCTTTTTTATTATATTTAGGCTAAAGTATATTTAAAAGTATGGTGATACTAAATCAAGGGGCAAACAACGTAATCTTAACACTTACAGAAAAGGTGACAATAAGCAACCCTGTGTTTCTATTTGCCCTTAGTTCAATTCAGACAAATGCAACTGTTTATTTTATCGCTCAAGATACCTCACAATACAAAGAGCGTTATAATAAATTCATTTGGAATGTTAAGACAAACCCTAACAACTTTGCAGGCGAGTTTAACCTACCTATTGAGGGCTTATATTCTTACCAAGTATATCAGACTTCAATCGTTAATCCAACAGAGTTTAGAACAAGAGTATTAAGTGACAATGGAACGTTTGAGGCTTACACTTGTTACGAGCAAACTATATTAGATTTATATGGACTTACAACTGCATCCGATGCGGTTCAATATATTACAAAAACATTAGAAGTAGGGAATGTTCAGTATGGTTATTCTGAGCAAGATTTAACTATTTACGAATTACCAACAACACAAATCAAGATTTATGAGTAGAGTTCAGTTTGCAGGCGAAGACATAGACAAGTACAAAACGCCCGAGTTTTATCAGGAGAAAAATAAAAAGTACGTGAACTTCGGTTCGGATAATTTATATCCATTATACCTTGTAGACTTGTTTAACAGGTCAGCAAAACACAACGCTATTTTAACAGGCAAGCAAACTTACGTTTATGGAGCAGGATTAAAGATGGAAGGCGTATGGGATTTATTTGCCAACGCAAACAGATTTGATTCTTTAGATGAAATATTCAATAAGTGCATTTTAGACAAGTTATTGTATGGCGGTTATGCCTTGCAAGTTATTTGGGATAGAGTAGGTGAATCAATAGCCGAGATTTATCACATGGACTTTAGCAAGATTCGCTCAAACGTAGACAATACCGAGTTTTATTTTTCAAACGATTGGGCAGACCCTAAAAGCAAGCAAAAAAGTTACAAGGTTTTCAATCCTGAAAAGAAGCAAGGCGCACAAATATATTATTACAGAGATTACAGACCTGCAACGGCTACTTATCCACTACCTGAATACATCGGTGCGATTCCTTATGTAGAGTGTGACGTAGAAATAGCAAACTATCATAGAAGCAACTTGCATAATGAGTTCTTTTTTGGTGGTATTTTGTCCTTCAACAATGGCGAGCCAACGGAAGACGAGAAGCAAGACTTAGTGCGTAGGTTAAACAGAAGACACAAAGGCACGGATAACGCAGGAAGATGGATAATAAACTTTAGTGATAGAGTAGACAACGCACCAACAGTTATCCCTATTCAGCCGAATGAATTAGACAAGCAGTTTAACCTACTTAATGAGCAAGTTCAGCAAGAAATATTTGTTGCACATAAGATAACTTCGCCAATGTTCTTCGGGATAAGGGTTGAAGGTCAATTAGGCGGCAGAGCAGAAATGATAGATTCATTTAAACTATTCGAACAAAACTACATCAGACCTATTCAGCAGCATTTTGAGCAGTTGTTTAACTACCTAGCTAATAAATCAGGCAGCACGGCAACACTTGAAGTAATGCCTTTAGAAATGTTTAAACCTGCGTTTACTGAGCAGACATTAATTCAGATAGCTACTAGACCAGAGATGCGTGAAATGGCAGGTTTACCACCTGAGCCTGAAATAGTAGAAGCAGAGCCAATGCAAATGAGTAGCCAAGATTGGGAACGTGAAATAAGAGTGTTCTCAGAGTTTGGCGAAAGTGCAGATTTATACGATGAGATAGAATCTAGGAAGATAACTTTTAGCGATGACCATTACGAGTTTGAAAGCCATTTAG